CTGCGGTAAATGATTGAGTCGTTGTGCCTCTATCATTGTAGATGTAGTATTCAGCAATAGACTTGATGATATCTGCACCAGTTTTTGGGTCACGACCTTTTTGCACTTCACGAACTTTACGAATCTTACGTGGGTCAATGTATCTTAGTTCTTGAATACCTTCTTTTGGATTCTGTTCATTAACAATAACGTGGTAGTAGATTCTACCATCAATATACCAACGGCGAAAAATATCATCCGATAAGTTTGAAAAATTCAACATGTTTAATACATTGTTAAATTCTTCAGTGATTTTTTTCTTGATAGTCTCTGGTTGTTTTAAATTATCAAGATTAATATCTACAACTCTACCATCTTTATCGTGGCAGATTGACTCATCAACAATTTCTGTAATCGCTTGGTCACACTCCGGATGATTGGACATTTCACGATAACGTGTAATGAGTTCAAGTTCATTGCGAACAGAACCTTCCAAGTCAATATAGGTGCCGTAATGTGCATTTTGCGTAATCGTTACCGCACCATCATCCAACGCAGGCGTTGGAAGTGCAAATGAAGCTTGTTCAGGATTTTCTTTCTGAACAATATCTTTTTGACCGAGCGTGAAGCCGAATAGTTTTATTGCCACTTAGTTTCCTTTTTTCATAATGAATAAGAGAGGAGCAAATGCTCCCCTCTCATTAAACTACTAGGTCCTCAGCCGCTTCCCACCATTGATATGTTAGGTTAACGGTGAATTCTTCGATAGTATCGTTAGAACCCCAGTCAACGTCAATAGTGGACAAGTCAGTTGGGAACAAACCAATGAATTTATATTTCTTGATGATGTTACCGGCTTTTCCGTATTGACGAACTTCACCGTCAACAGAATAACCTAGTGTAGTCGCAGCAGCAGGATTGCGTAAGTTTAGATTGTGGCTGTTGATGCCATTCATCCAACGCTCAAATGCATTGCGAATAACAAAATCTTCATCGTTAATAATTGTAATCGACCAGTCTTGGAAGGTTCTGTTACCAGCAAACTTTAGTTCACGACCAAAGTATTGTACTGGTACTGAGTTAACAGTAGAACCTGGCAACTGAGCGGTCTTACACATGAAAGACAATTTTGTCTGTGCGTTTCCAGGCAATGAGAATGCCGGGAAAGGTAGCGTCACTTCAAATAGATTTGGACGCGCACCGTCTCCCTGCATCTGAGAGCGGAATTCGTTAATGTTGAATGCCATTTAATTTATCTCCTATCTCTCTTATTTATTAGACTCTACCAACAATTTCTTCAAAATCAACTCCTGTACGAACAGCAGTGAAATTCAATTGAATGAAATTGATTGAACGAGCAGGTTTGATGTAGATATCACCAACAAATTGGTTCTGGTCAATAACTTCAGCAGTGTTGTTGGTAGTATCACAAACAACACGGAAGTCGTAGATACCACGACGACCTTGTACATCTCTCAAATATGGTTCTACAATATTGACAAACGCTGCGCGGGTAAATTCATCGTTGAATTCGAACAATGAAGAACGTGCTGCTCTTGCGATTGCTTTCTCAAGAACAATGAACAAGCGACGAACATTGATTCTGTCGAATGCTTGTGGGCGATTCAACAATGTCTTGTCGCCGTATAGAATTGTACCTTCACCTGGGAAAGTAACAACTGGATTTACACCAGCTTTGTAGATGGTATCGCGTTCAGTTTTTGTTGGATTCCAAGCAAGCTTAACAACGTTCTTGATAACACCACGATTCAAACCAGCAGGTGAGAACCATGGGTCACGTTGACTATCTGTACGAACACAAAGTCCAGCAATATCACCGTTTAGTGGTACCCAACGATACGTATCATTGTACTTGTCGTATTGATATTTGTAACCAGAATCCATAACTGCATAAGAAGATTTTGTTAAAGCGGCCGCAGCGGCAGCAACATCAGTGGATTCATCACCATAATTGTCAACAACATCTTCTCTATCTGGTGAAATAAAAACTAAACAATCTTTACGTGATTCTGCAATACCAATTAGATGATTTGGAACAGTTGAACCGCTAGTTGCGCCAGCCATCAATAAAGATACATCCACTGAGTCTGGGTTTTCAAACTTATCGTATGCACTAGTAATTTGTCCTGCATTTGGAGAATCATCAACTCCACCAGTTAAAGGATGAGTTGTGTTAAAAGTTGTATTGGAAGTAGCAACACTTACTGTTAGTCCTGTACCTGTTCCAGTAATATTTGAAGTGGCTACTGTTCCATTTGGTAAAGTTAAATATGTTCCAGCGCCAGTAATGGTCAATGATATAACATCACCTGCACCATTAATTGTAACACTGGCGTTTGCTTTGGAACCTGCATTTGGTGAAGTTGATAAAGTTCCACCTTGAATTTGAACGATATCACCGTTAGCATAAGAGGAACTTGGTGAGCCGTTAACAACAGTCAATGTTAAAATACTTGAAGTTCCATGTGAATCATAAATTTTTCCATTAGCCGTTGCAGTACCCCAAGTGCTGGCAGAATTTGTTGCTAAAGAAATGTGACCTTTAAACCAAACATATTTTGACTTGTTGTTCAATACATCTTTATAATAGTTACTTGAACCATCAGAATTTTTAGCATCAGATGCTTTAGAAACATATCCAAATTTTTCTAAAATTGCTCCTGTGGTTCCAGAAATCTTTCCTTGTGTATCATAAACAACTATATGCATTTCATCACTTGACGAACCTTTGCTTGTTGCATATACGGAAGTTGCTGAAGCAGAATCAAATTGGTCTTTGTGTGTCCAAGTTGAGTATGAAGATGCATCACACAAAGAAACTCCAATAGAATTTCCTAATGTTCCAGGATATTTTGCTAAGAAAAAGTTTGCGTTTGAAACAGTTTGTTGATTTGTTTGATAATCGATTTCATCTTGTACTAAAACGCCGGCAGTAACACCTGCGTTTTTAGCACTGGCTCCAACGGAACGAACAACCCTCAAATCGCTACCATACGACAAGAAGTTTGCTGCCACGAAAAATGCATTTGCTGAATTTGCGTCTGGTTTGCCGAATCTTTCAGCCAATTCTACTTCATTTGAAATAGAAACAATTGTGTTAGCTGGACCCCATGCGAATTCTCCGGCAATACCACCAACAGTAGTCGCAACAGAGGGAACAACTGTCGTCAAATCTACTTCGGAGACATTAACTCCTGGTGACAATTGAAAAGCCATATTGTGTTCTCCTTATTATTTTTTATATAGAACTAATTCTAGTAATCTATTTATGATTTTATAAAACTGTGTTTAGATAACCTCGGTTACGAACCGTAGTCCAAAGGTCTTGTCCGTCCGACTCTTTTTCTTCTTCTAAACCATCATTTAATTCACCAATAGGCAACATTTCTTCTTCGAGTTGCAGATTTCTTTCATCTAAAAGTCTCTGTCTTACGTCAGAATCTGTAATTTCTTTGAAGTAGCTTTGTGCTGTCAACCAAGAAAAGAGCACCAATGTCATCACAATATCATCATTATTACCTTCTTCTGCTTTGTAAGTGTCTTTGTCTCTTACAAAAGTATTGAATTCTGCTATTGTATCAAAATCGTTTGTTATTAATTTGTCAGTTTCTATTAGAGTTTTGAGGTTGGCGCAGCCAATTTTTTTGACTGACTTTGATGTTTTAACACCATAAGCGGCACCTTTCTTGAAGCCAGATGCAATATGCTGACCTTTAATTTCGTGGTGTTCGATGCGAAAAATGTTTTCATATTCCAATTCATAATGTAAAATATCAACCACTTGTTGTCCAACACTCTGGGTTTCCACCAAAACGAAAGCTCGGTTATATTTTGTTGCTAGGTTATACAGGTATGTAGGAAATATTAATGGTGACGTTTTATTGTCTCTAAACTTAGCTACATGCTTGTATGGTAATTCAGTCACATCAACAACAGAACAAACTGTATGGTCCAAACCAACACCTTCAGCACAATCTACAACAGCAATATATGTGTGACCAGGTTTAGGTTGTTCATAAATTTGTATAAATTCTTCGGTGTGAATTGGATTACCAAATGTCAACATCTTCAGTTTTGAACCAGGTATCAATGTCGATGAAGAACCGATAAACTCACATTCAAACTCTTGTCTGAACTGTTCTTCACTGGTGTTTCGTATGGTTTCTTCACGCCATTGTTCATCGCGTCCTGGTACCATAGACCAGTGAACTTCAAACGGTGAATATAAAGAACGTTTCTCGACCGCATCAGTCCACATCTTATAGAACTGATTCAATCCGTGAGGTGTTGAAACAATAATAACCTTTGTCGTTTTACCTGATGAAATAACAGGATAAGTCGATGTGAAGAACTCAGATGCTATGTTTTGTGGAACGAAAGCGAATTCGTCCAAGAAAACTAAGTTGTATGTTCCACCACGAACACCAGATGCGTTAGTTGCATATGCAGAGATTTCAGAACCGTTTTCTAATTGAATATTACCTTTGTTCCATTCAAGAATGCCTTGTTGCATCCAGATTGGAAGATATTCATATGCATACTTGATTCTTCCAAGAATATCACGGGCTAGGTCGCCTTTGTTAGCTAGAATAGCAATCTTGTAGTCATCATTAAAAAGAACGCACCACAGCATGTAACCTGCAACCGTGGTTGTTTTACCAACCTGTCGCGGCATCTTAGAAATTGAGAAACGATTGATGTGGAAACCCTTGACCATTTCCTCCTGGAAGGGCCACATATTAAAAGGAACAAGACCATGGTCAACGTTGACGATTTTTACATACGTCTTAATGAAGTAAACCGGGTCTTTAATGCATCGAGTAATTTCAATTAATTGTTCTTGCGTGTACTCAAACTTTACACCAGAACGTTTTAATTTTGGATTACCGTTGTAACCACCTATGCTCATTATTTGATAATGCTTTTTAACATCCAGTCATGCTTCTTATGGGCATCAATTCTGCCTGCAATATAATCAGCTAGACCTTGTTCATTGAAGTTATCTGCTAGACTGAATGCAGTCTTTAAAGTCTCCAAAATTATTTGATTATCGGCGATGAGTTTGCGAAACATATCGGCTGGAATTGGAAATCCTGTTTCATCTTCAATGTCGGATAACTCTTGAAAACGAGAGAAGGAACCTGGGGTATAAGAGCCAAGGGCACGAATTTCTTCGGCTGTAGTATCGATAGAGGAGTAAACTTCTTCATAAAGTTTTCCAAAAAATTCGTGGTATTGTGGAAAGTTAGGACCTTCTACATTCCAGTGGTAGTTTTGAGCCTTGATTGTGAATGCGTATGAGTCGGCTAAAACTTTTTTCATTAATTCAACTAAGGTTTCCATTTAATTTTCCTGCTTAATTTGTTTTATTAAATCTTTTGTTGAACCAACAAAGACTGCCTTGTCAACATTGACAATCGTTTCTTCTCTTTTAGGAAGCAAATCGTTCTTTTTCTTTTGCAAATCCATTAAGTCTTTGTTAATATCTGACATGTTCTTAATCAAAGTAGCGGCAACTTCAAATGCTCTTGGATGTTGAGTTGCTTTTGCTACTTGCAAAATTTCATTTACAGCAACTTGACCTTGTTCAGCCAAAGTTCTAATGTTTTGTCTTGCAAAAATAAAATCATCTTCTGCTGTGGAAATTGGCACCAAATCAGAATCTTGACTATTCAATGGTTGAATATCAAATAATTTCGATAAATTTTCGTCAGTTTTCTTCATAACAATGTATACGGAAATTCTGTAATTACTTCAGTGAATCCATAATCATCTTCAGCATTAGCCGTAGGGGGGTTTGGTGTTGTAACTATTGAAATTGTTTTTAATGGATTTAAATCTACAGTGTCTACTGTGTATGTTGCATTTGAATAATCTCCAACAAGAATATTTCCCTCATCAACCAGTTTAGATAAATCTGAAAGTACGAGTGTACCTAAAGAATTATTTGCAAAATAAAATACTGTACCAGTAATATTTCTTTCGGGTACCCTTATGGTTTCACCTGTTGTGAATACACCATTACCTGATGCCATATCAACATAAACTTTTTGGTATATTGTATCTCTACTTTCCGAGTAGATATTGGTGTTTGCTTGTCGTATTAGACCCGCTCCACTAACAGGTGGGAAAATATAACCTTTAACGGTGAAATTTAAAGTCCAAATAATCAATCTTGTTGTGGAAAAATCACCTTCATAATCTATTTCTGGACTAACAGAATTCAGAGTAACAGGTAAATCATATTTTCTACCAATTTTTGGTATCAAATCGACTGTCACTGTAAAATCTGGAGTAAAGAACGGAAGTATTTGTTCCAATATTTGAGTTCCATCTTCCTGATTTCTCACAAAGATGCTCAAATCAAATTCGAAGTTATATGGTATTGGTGAATGTTGTCCAGAAATAATGCCAGTGTCTTGATTTTTTCCAAAATTTCTACTGATAGTGTTGAATTTTCTGGTTGAATCGTAAGATAGACCAACCAAATCAAAAGAAATTCTCGGCACATAAACATTAATAGACTTGGTAAGTGTTGGGTCCGAAGCCAATCTAGTTAAATATTTCTCTTTAGCACCATAAGAAAGAGGCACACGGGTTCTCTCATACTCAGTTGTACCTGCTTTATTGTATCTAACAAGAACAATGTCATTAAACATTGTGCCAAAAGCAACAACTACTTTTCTTATTGTTCGATTATAAAAATGATTATTGCTTAACATTATGCCTCACCAAATGGGTTAGCTTCCGTAAAATCAAGAATTCCGTCAGCTTCTGTTTCTATTCTCACATTATCTGCAATAT